GCTGATTCGAGACACGGTCGGAAGCTTCGCTCATATCGAGCGTAGCGAGGTCCCCGCTAAGGGACCCCAGACGGGCCATGATCCGATTAGGATCTTGATCCGAAAATCCGAGCACCTTGGTAAGGAAGTCATCCTGATCCAAGGCCTCGAGGATCTCGCGTAGAACCGCCTGCTGTGCATATTGCATCGCAGTTGGCTCAATAGCGATAATTCGAGGTGACTTGAGCGTTTTAGGTACCGTGATAACCCTCACAGGTATCTCGGCGCCGGGTTCGTAGATGTCCACATTGTCCAGCTCAGCGTAATAGCTGTGGCTAGGCAAAGCGTTTTCGAGAAACGGAAAAACCGCCTCGAGACGTGCGGGCCAGGACCGTTGATCGTATTTTCCATTACTGGAAAGGCGATCCGCGGTAGCGCCTGGTCCATGCTTCGGATAAAGCTCTCCGGAAAAGACCTTTCGGTCTACCTCCGTGAAAACTTTAGCGAATAGCATATCGGACACGCGACAAAATTCATCGCGCATTCGAGGCTGCAAAGCCTCGTCCGATGCTCGGACATCTAACTCACACTCGAGAAACTCCAACATCGCACGCTTCTGCCGCTCAGGATTAACAACCTGAGTTCTGGTACCCAAATCGGGTCCAGACGGAAGAGCGATCTTGCTAAAAGTCAGCGTAAGCTGAAAGATAGCTTGAATTGCTTCGATGTCGGGGTTATCGAGAAGTGCACCACTAACAGGGTCGAACACAAGACCAAGGAAACCTGAGAGAAATCTCGGGAAACCAGTAAGACGATTCCGCTTAAAACTCGGAACGTCCGAAGGGTCTACTTGACCACGGTCTAGCCACTTTTGGGTAGCTTTTCCGTAGTCAGCAAGGGTAATAGCTAAAAAGCTCAACCCCTCGTGTTCAGCCCGATCCGTGACAGTTTTTATATCACGGATGGTGCTAGTGCAGCATCGTACGCCCATTTCATTGGACGTACAGGACCAGAGTGCGATCAGGCTTTTCACCGTTCCTCCTTTATAGGGGGTGTGCGGATCCTCAGCCTACATCGCTAATCGAAGACTGGATTTACGGGAAATTCCCGTTTATCCATGACTCCAGAACTAGGTACACTAGGTTGACCACAGTTACCACAGTGACCAATAACCTTTTGGTCACATTTGTACGTGGAATGTGGTCTTCCCTCCGTCGACCTCCATAGTTGGGCTCCCCTTTGGAAGCTCTTCGCAAGAGGCCTTCGGTGCGTCTATAAGGCACGATATATCCTAGAGAGTGTCCTTTACCGCTGCTTTCGCATCGGCGAGGACCCAACCCGGGACTCGTGGCTTTAAGATACAGGTACCGTCGTCGAACATTACCTCAACGTGATCCGAGAGCGAATTGCTCCGCTCTGAGATCACCTTCCAACCCTCCGAAAGGAGGGCGGAAATTTCCAGCTCGATTGGGTCTGTCTCTGCGAAGAGACGCGCCTTTTCGATATTGAGTTGCCGTTGCTTCAGGTCCGCGAGGACCGTGGCATCGACTTCCTCCTGGGTTACCAGGAGGTTATTTGTGGTAGTGGGCATAAAGCTCACTTGCTACGATTCACCTCCTAGTAGTTTGGTAATGATCGCGTCCGAGCTAGCGCTCAGCTGGGTCTTGAAACCCACCCAAAGCGCGAGCACCTCCGCGTCCGTGAAGCCATCGACCGGGACATCGAAGACAACGTAAGCTGCTGCGTTGACCTCGACATTCTCGGCTGGCATAAACGGATCGGGGGAGATCTTGGACGTGTCGATCCGAATCATCCTGCGGTTCCGCTTGTCACCCTTTGTCTTAGAGTGACTGACGGACAGGATAATCCTGTCATCCGCGCTGGTGTAGGCACTTGCGCCTTCTCCCACAGAAGTTCGTGGGAGGGACGTAGTGACACCACCAATCGTGATGGTTTGTGGATCGGATAGCGACATAGAGCAGCACTCCTAGAGCCTTGTGGCTCCATTGGTGTTTTGACGCAGGTCAACTACCTGCTAGATACCACCCTTGGATATCCCAAGAGCGGCTAGTATGGCAAGCTGGCGTGCCGAAAGGCCGTCCCAGCTCACTCCGAACCCAAAGGGGTTCGCCGCCTGCCTAACCTTGCTCTCCGAAGAGAGAGTGATAGAAGCCGGCGAGGGTGCTCCAATAATACCGGAGTCACCCTGAAACGTGTACGTATCGGTGGAGATTTTATGCTCCATCACGTATCCGTATTTCAACACGAGGCCATCGGTGGCGTAGTCTGAGAGATTAGATATAACATCTCCCATGCTACCAATCCAGTCGAAAGCCCAGCTCCAAGGGGTGAGGTTCCAGAGTACTTCTGGCGTCAGCTCAATTCCGAATACATGCTTCGCCTTTGAGGCGATAACGTCCACCTGGTTTCGGGAATTATATCCCGTAGGCAGGTGATACGTGAATGCACCGGAAAACCAGCGTCTAACGCTTCTCTTTTTGACAAGCGTAACCACACCCGAAGGGACTTCATCCGTGTAAAAAGCTTGAGAGTCGGGCCACATTTGTGCCCTAGCTCCTAGGCTAATTATCTCGGACGTTGTCTCCTCCTTAGGTGGGAGATTCATCCGCCTGCGGACCACCCTACCGCTGTCTCGTTCATACTGCTTTAAAGCAGCATCAGCGAGTGCGACGGCAGCTGCAATAGCCTGCACGTCACCAACGAGAGGTTTCCACCCGAATTCTACATTCAGATATTCGTTGCCAGGCATTTTCTTTCGTGCCCGACGAGTTCTTGCTTCCCAAGCTCCTATTCCTAGGAGACGAGGAAGTCCATCGGAGAGTAACTCTCCCAAGAACGTGGATAGGTCAGCAATACTGTTGGTCGGCTTACAATCGGCAACCATTTGCGCCCCCGCAACGTCCAAAGCCCACGAAGGGCTCGGTTCGATGTCGGGGAAGCTAAAGCTACCGATGCCGGGTATCGTGATAGGGCCGTCATAGTTATAGACGACCTTAAACGACGGTGACAGCTGTTCAGTTACCGATCCTGCGAAGTACCGGGTTCCCCCGTGTGCCTTCGCTTTCACGGACCTAAAGCCGCCTCCAAGATCTCCGGGGAGCGCAACGTTTTTAAGGCGTCGCGACTCCATCCAGAGAGGATGTTTCTCCGAGTCAGTTATCTGACTCCCTGTGAGGTTAGTCGGGTCATACGTAGATTCAAGATGACTTTCGTCATAAACGAAGCGGTCATTGAACCACGTGGTGACGTCCAAAAACCCGGTACCACCCCCAGAAAAGGGTATGGTCCGAGACTTAGTCGTCACCCCCGGCCCCTCCATAAGCACCAGAGCTCCTCTGAGTCCAGGGGTCTGTTAAGACCCCAGATATCCCTACCAACAATGGTTTGATCCACCATAGGTAAGGGTTAGTTGAACTAGCGCCCTGCC